ATGGACATAATTATGGTAACCAAATTGCTTTAACTTATACTAGAGCCAACTCTGGTAGTGTATCTGGAAGTGGTACTTCTGTAACTATGGGTAATAATACTTCTACCAGTACACGAAGTGGTACAGTAACCTTAACCCAAGCTGAAACAGGGAAGAAGTTAACCCTATCTTGTTCTCAGTCGGCAGGTTATAGGACTTACAGTGAGATTACAGCAAGTGGAGGAAGTGTACCCGATATACCTGCAAGTGGAGGAAGTAGAAGTTCATTCTCAAGTATGCCATCATATTCTCAGACTTGGGGATGGAATGGTTCTACAACTGGAGGTGACACAATTACAAGCGGTGCTAGCATTAGTTATGGTACTGCAGTTAGTGCAGGTTCTTTGGGAACTACGGTTAAATCTAGAACCCAGGTAGGAACCCTTACTGGTACCTTATCACTAAATGGTAAAACCAAATCTGTAAGTGTACCAGTATACCAGGCAGCGAATTCAATTATCAGTAGTACTGAGGGTACACCAGTAATAAGCTTATCGGCAAATTCATATTCTATCTCTAATTCAGGAGGTAGTGTTAATATTTATGCCAGTGTAAGTATATCTATTACCAACCATTGGAGTTCAGGGTCAACAAGTGCAGGTTCTTCGAAGAGTGCTACACCTACGGTTAGTGCAAGTGGTACTGGATTTAGTTTGAATTCAGCTAAGACGGTACTTACTGCTACAGAGAACACAGGTACTTCAAGTAGAAGTTGTACAGTAACTGCATCCTATAGTGGGGCAACTACTAAGACCATTAAAGTTACACAGAATGCTGCTTCAGTATCTTATAAGTATTACTTGGCATTTACTTCCCCTACTGGTTCTAGAACTACTTCTAGAACTGGATTATCGGCTTTGGGAGGTAATAACTTTACAGTTGATGTAGCTTATTCTTTTAAGACTAAGGTAATAAACGGTTCTGAAATAAGTACAAGATACCCATTAGCTTTAACTGTAATCTCAAAACCAAGTTGGGTTACAAATGTAGCAATCACAACGTTATCAAGTGATAATGGAAACTATGGGTTAACCTTAACCTTAACAGAGAATACCGTAGAATCAACAAGGTCGGGTACCATTAAATTAAGGCAAGCAGAAAATGATGATAATGGTTGGGAGCTTACAGTCAATATAACTCAGAATGCTGCTACTATAACCTATGATTATGTATTTAGTATATCATAGGTTATATACAACACCAGTATTTATTATATGAGAGACCCTAAAAACTTAATTATTAATTTCCTAAAACCAATAAAATTATGGGAGTAGAAGTAAAAGGTGCCGGTGAATGCGTAGTGATTGCCGATAGAGGCAGTGATTGTTGTAATAATCATTCCGGTTGGGGCTCTGGATGGGGAGCCGTTGGTGGTGCATTGGTAGGTGGTGGCTTTGGTGCTGCTGCAGTTTCCGTATGGGACAAAATCAATGACACAAAAGCTGATATTCAGAAAGTAGAAGCTACGGTTCAGGAAGCAAAGGCGGGTATCTACAAAGATATCTCTGATGCAGCTCGTGGAGTTACTCAAGAAGTCAATGGTGTAGCAAAAGATGTTGCCGGTGTTGGTAGGGAAATCCTTAACAACCGTTTCACTACGGAAAGAGGTCTTTGCGATTTGGGTTACAAAACTAATTCGGATATCCGAGATTCTCGTGACCAAATGGGTGCAGGCTTCAATCGTGTTATGGATCGTCTCTGCCACATGGAACACCAACAGTCGGATTGCTGCTGTGAAACCAAAGGCTTGATTAAAGAAGTAAAATCTGACTTGGCTCTTCAGTTGGAACGTTGCTGCTGTGACCTCAAGAATGGCCAACAGGAAATCAAGTGCCTCATCGAGAACACTGCAAAAGACCAGGAGATTGCCCGCCTTAATCGAGTAGTAGATGCTCAGAGAGACCAGAATATTATCACTCAAGTTGTGGCTGCATTAAAAGGTACAACTACACCGGCTCAGTAATTTTTAATTTGCTGAGATGACTAAAAAGGAGTGCATCTATTTTAGGTGTACTCCTTTTTTCGTTTTAACACATTAACTAAGGAATTATGGAACAACAAGAACAACTCACCGAATTTAAGATACAACTAGCATTACCTGCTCCAAATATAGAGGTTGCTCAAGAAGTAGCAAACAAAGCTCAGGTACTCATTAATCAATTTGGATACTATCAATTTCTAAAACTGGTAGACTTCATGCAGAAGAATCCAGGTGCAGTATCATTCGGTTTAAACTTAATAAATAGAAAATGATTATGGAAGAATTGATTTTTCAGAAAGTACAAAAGGGTGATATGATTTTCACCTTAGAGAAAGATCGTCGGTCTGGTTATCCAATCTTTGACCAAGCAAGAGTTTTAAAAGTTGGCGAAAGTAAACCAATGGCCTCAAATGGTAAAGAAGGTTTTGTTAACAGTATCGAATTAGTGATACAAGATTCAATATCTCAAATTACCATTTATTTACCAACTAATGTAAATGAAGGTATTTATAATGGTACCTATTATACGACCAATCTCGATAATATCATTAATGAGGTATCAATGCAGAAACAGAATGCTTTAAATATTTTAAATAACAAAGCCAAATTTGAGGCCGTTGTTTCTGAATGCGATAATATTCTTGGTCTAATTAATAATCGTTCAGAATCACCTCGTAATCCTGCTCCAGATTTCGAAGAATTTAAGTTATCCATGAATGAGAGGTTAACTAACCAAGAAACCCTTTTATTAAGGATTGCTCAAGAATTGGGATTAGATAAACCTAAACAATAATAAGAATTATGCCAAGTAAGTCGGTTAATATTACACTATCGACTCCAATTGGTCCTCTAGAAATATACGTAGATAAACGAGAACAAGCTCGTGCAGAAAGGTTGATTGCTAAAACTCCAAGTATCTTAACTAAGGGTTATGCGAAAGGTACAGAAAAGTTTGGTAATCAACTTCTTCGTATAGTAAGACGAAGTTTGAATACTGGTGTACCTCCAAGAGGTTCCGGAGTATCTTGGCCACCACATGCTCCTGGTACCATAAAGAAATATGGAGACCATACCATGCTAAATCTTACTGGACAATATGCCAGGTCAGTTACCTTAGTAAAAGGTAAGAAAAGAACTTTCGTTGGTTTACCAATTGGAATCAAGAAGATTACTTATACTGGTAAGACTTCAAGAAAAACTTTGAATCAGATAGCTATCATGTTAGAGTATGGTAGTAGAGATGGTAATTTACCACCTCGTCCTCTCTGGGCTCCTGCATTTAAGGCTGCTGGTGGAAAAGCTGCCTTACAAAAGGAAATACGTAATGAAGTTAGAAAAGAAATAAGGAGGATTATATAATGGCAGTAGATTTTGAAATATCTTCACTATCAGGAACTGGTACTGCTACCATTCGTGTAAAACCGAAAGCAGTAAATACAGAACAGACCTTAAAAGAGCAGGTCCTCAAGGTAGTAGTTCAGGGTGTAGAAAGGGAAGTAACTCTGGTACAAAAGGCCGCTCCTAAAATAGTAGAGACCTGGGGAACTTATTTTAGTATCACTCCAGAAACTACTTCCCATACTTTCGATGGTACTAAAAGGGGTGAGACCCTAGAAATAGGTGTATACAGTTACCAACAGAAGTTTATCGATAATAAGCCTCAAGATGAATATCGTGCTGTGGATTGGAAAGTTGAAAGCTCCTCAGATTGGTTAGAGGTAACCCAAGAAATTGGAGAAGCTAATGCCGCAGGTAAGCTTACTATCAAAACTAAATCTACTAATCAAGAACATAACCCCAGTAACTATGACCCCTTGGAAAGAACTGCTATAGTTAAGATTATCTCACAGCAAGAACCTAACACTGAGATAGTTTTAAATATAACTCAATCTCCAGGTACTAGAACTACTAAGTATGGCTTTGAACCAACCCCGAATATACCATTCCCAAATCTTGGTCAAAATACTAGTACTGCTCAGATTAGTAATGTAAAGGGTTATCAGTACTACCTTATCAACGGTATTCAAGTTGCTAAATTTATAAAACAATTTAAGATAACCGATATAAGTAAGACAATAGAGGGTCAATTCCCTGGAGGTATTGGTTCTGAACCAATACCCTTTAAAGTATGGCTTACCGATTACCCTTCAAATATTGCTACTCAATGGGTTAGTGAATTAAATTGTGTTGGTCATTTACAAACCATAGCGAGTGGTTTTGGAGGTATTCAGGTAACTTATAATGGGATTATAAATGATACTGGTAGCCATGAAGTTCAACTAAAAATTAGATTAGGAAATTAATGGTAAATTCAGAAGAGATAGTAGAGAGAACTTTTTATATCTCTTTACTAAGTACAATGTTAGAAATGGGTCTAACTTTGAATCCAGAAGACTTCTTACCTTTGTCTCAAGAAAACGAAAAAAGATTTCAAGAGGCAATTAAAGGTATGAAGAAGTTCATACCTCTTTTTGGTATAGGGAATAACCAAGTAAAAGGCCCAAAGACTCTCCCAAGAATAACCATAGAACTACAAGGTTATTATGCTGGAGATATTGGTGTGAATAAATACATCATTGGTGATAAACTTGAGGATGGTAATTACCAAGCTTCAGAGTTTCCTTATGAAACAAAAGATATTACCATAGATGTACATCTAGTTTCTCAAACACAAGCAGATATGAGGTTGCTACATACAATCTTATATACTGGCTTACCTGCTAGAGGATACGTGAGACCATACTTCAATGACTTAGAGGAATGGGAAAAGGGCAGGCTTGCTCCCACCGGAAACCTATTCATTGAGATTGGTAATTATTATGACCATCCAGATGTAGAACATGGTATACTTGAGAAGGTATACACTTATGTATGTAAAGACGGTATTCTTCCAGAAAAAGCTTTGGGAGAAGGTACTCTTACACCCATCAAGGATATATCAGTTCTTATTGGATTGTTAGAACAAAACGAAAATGAAATGTTAGAGTTAAAAGTACCTAAGGCATAGGTACAATACTCTAGGGTATAAATTAAACAAGTAATTAACTTTAATCACAATAGAATTATGCCAACTTCACCTCACATTGACTTTAAGTTTAAGAACAACAATGTTCTTCAAACTACTCCCATGTTAGGAGTTTCTTGTGTATTGGCTAGAACTACTAAAGGTCCATACGATGACCCTTCAGAAATCATCTCTACATTCTCTCAGTTCCAAAGAATCTATGGTTCTGAAATTGTACCCGATGGTTCTGTATCAAATATCGAAAAGGCTTTGCAAGGTGGTTCTAAGCTTCGTGTTATTCGAGTACTTGGCAAGGGAGCTGCTCAAGGTACAGTAACTGCTTCTCAGGCTGCGGCAAGAAAAGCTAAAGATTCGGAAGATGGGATTTCAGTTGCTTCTGCTGTACCCGACTCGGCTAAACCCTCTGCTCTGATTACTTTCAAATCAGGTAGTACTACCTATAGTTTTGGATTAGTAACTAAGGGATATGGAGACCCAATTGGTAGTGCTAATACTTTCCAGGTTGGTTTTTATAAGCAAGCTAATACCTTGTATTATAAAATCTATTCGGCTAATGGGCAAGTACTTGAACAGGGTCCAGTAATAACCTACAAAACTGCCGATGATAACAATAATACTTCGGTAGATTACCTTGCTCTTAGTGCATTTGCTAAGAACTCGGAATATATTAAGCCGGTAATTACTGCAGGTTCCTCTTTTGAAAACCTAATTAAGTGGCTTACCGATGATATCGACGGTACTAAGAATGCTATCACTATTACCGTGGGAGATGCTGCTCCTACTGATACAGAGAAAATGTTTACCGGTACTGTTGGTAGTGCTGGTTCTAATCCTACTGCCGATGAATGGATTGCTTCTTTGGACTTGGTAAAGGATTATACGGATTTCTACCAGTTATTCATTTCTCATATTTCTCAACACCTTACTGCTGATGCTGATGTACTCAAGGTATATAAGGCTGCTGCAGATATGGCAAAAGAATTGATGGAATGGGTACTGTATATCGAAGTTCCGAAACATTTAACCCATTATACTCAAGGTACACAACCTCGAGATTACAAAGCTCAGGTTACTTGGGTACAGACTTGCCTCGGTACTGTAGGTAACTCTAAGTACATTGCCTATTTTGGTGGTGGTCTTAAGTACTACAATGAAAACGGTAATCTTCAGGATTCTGATGTAGTAGGTACCATTGCAGGTTTGGGAGATGCTTCTGCTACTCAATATGGTCCTTGGAAATCCTTTGCTGGTATGAACCGAGGAGTTATTGGGGATGCAGTTGGTCCAGTATGCCCCAACTATGGTTCTCCTTCTCGATATAACGAACTGAACACTCTTGCTCAGAATTATATCAATGAGATGGTAATCAAAGATACTCCAGATGCAGGTAAGCAAACCATGCTATGGCATTGCTTCTCTTCTCAAGTGAAACAGGATTCTGAAAGATTCCTTTCAATTGTAAGATTGAATCTCTATCTGAAGAAGTTCCTTCGCCCGGTACTCAACAAGTATATCGAAGAACCAAACGTTTGGAGTACTTGGAAGAGAATCTGGTTGGAGGTTAAACCTACCTTGGATTCTTTGGTAGACGAAGATGCTATGACCGAGTATACCTGGATGGGTGACCAAGATGCAACTTCTTGGGATGACCTTTCAATTAATACCGAGGCAGATGCCCGTCAAGGTAAGTACCGTGCTATCCTTAAGTATAAGGATGTAGTTCCTATGCAAGAAGTAACTATGGAGATTGTAATTGATGCGGCATCCAAATCTGTATCAATCGTAGAAACAAGTAATAACCTATAAACATATAACGATGGGAGCAAAAGTAAAAAACCCACGGAAGAAATTCTTGTGGAGCATCATGTTCCCCAAACACCCTATCAATACTTATCTGTTTCAAAGTTGTACTTTGCCGGATATTGAGATTGACCAGGTTGCTCATGGGGACGTCAATAGAGACGTTAAAACTGCAGGTAGGGTTACTATAGGTAATCTTATCGTAGAGAAACTTATGACTACTGCAGGTTCCGATACATGGCTTCATGATTGGCTATACTCTTGCCAGGACCACATAGTTGGTGGAGGTTTGGTACCAAGCCAATATTGGGAAACGGCTATTGTAAATGAACTTGCCGAAGATGGAGTCTCGGTTCTTAATACCCACGTCTTCGAAGAGGTATGGCCATGTAAGATTACCGGCTTAGACTTGGACAGAATGGCTTCAGAGAATACCATTGAGTCCATAGAGTTCTCAGTTGGTACTGCAGATAAATACTAATTCCTTAGTCTATTTTCACTAAGATTCGGTGGAGGGGTGGGATTCCTGTGATAGGAGCTCACCCCTTTCTTGTTGTTATACGGAGTACTATGAACATTTGTAAACATTAAATATATCAAATTATGGAATTTAGAACATTTAGATTTACCGGACCTTCTGGTTTCGAATATGAAATCAGAGAACAAAATGGTGCTGATGAAGATATCCTCAGTAACCTTTCAGACATGAAGACTTTGATGAACCTTACCAAGTTCATTGCAGCAATTGTAATTAGAACTACTGCTACCCCTAATGGGAAATTAACCGTAGATGATGCCCTTAACTTACCAGTCAATGACCGTTATGCTATTATCTTCAATTCTCGTATCTTCTCTTTGGGAGAGGAAGTAGAATTCGAATATGATTGGGGCAAAGAGAATGGTGGTAAGATTACTTATGGCCAAGACCTTCATGAGTTCCTTTTCGATTACGGTACTACTCCAACTGTAGAGGATTTAAATCAGAAGCCAGATGCTATCCCTTATTATCCAGAGGGAGTTAGATTGGTAGACCATGAATACACTCTTTCATCTGGCAAGAGAATTAAATTCGATTGTATGACTGGTAAGGGAGAACAAGAGTTCATGAAGTTGCCTTTGGATAAACAAACTAAGAATGCTCCTCTTCTTTGCCGTAATCTTCACTTAGAGGTTGATGGTAGTTGGGAGAAGGTAGAAAACTTTACTCCGTTTACTGCAAAGGATATGGCTGAGATGAGAAAGCATATCTTATCTATGGACCCTATCTTCAAAGGTGAATCCCATATCACTAATCCAACCACCGGAGAAGAAAGAACTTATCCTATAGTTTGGGCACCGAATTTTTTCTACCTGACGGAAGAGTAATGTTAGAGAGTGATTTTGTTTATATCACCAGAGCCGAGATAGCCTTAGACTATTTCGGCTTTTTACGTCTTCCGTACCGAATAAGGAAAATATTCAAGGAAATGGCCGAGCAATATTATAAACAATTAAAGAAAAGAAAGTAAATTATGAATACCAGTAGGAGTATAGTAGAGGTCGGTGTTGCCATGGTTTTAAAAGACCGATTCTCTCAAGAGGCTGGCAAGATATCTGGGTCATTCAGAACAATGATGAATGATATGAATACCTGGAATAGAGGTATACAGATGTCAGCTTCCAATACAATGGACTTCGGAATGCAGCTCGTAGGGGGAATGGCAAGGGCCTATAAATACTCTGCGGGTGTTCAGAATGAAGTTTGGACTGCTTCGAAAATTGCTGGTGCTACCATTGCAGAACAAAGAGAAATGTTACAATTGGCAAAGGATGTCAATGAGATAACTCCTCTTACGGCTTCAGATGTTGCATCAGGACAAAGATACCTGGCTATGGCGGGTAATAAATTCGATGCTATTAAAGAGATGATTGGGCCAGCATCTAAGCTGGCTTCAATCTTTACAATGCCAGTGGGACAGAAAGGTGGTGTAGCTGACTTGATGACTAATATCATGTCAATGTACCAAATCCCAATGGGGGAAGCCGCTAGAGTAACCGATGATTTATATACTGCAGTTACTAATGCAAATATATCTTTAACAGACTTAGCCCAGTCCATATCTTATGCAGGAGCAGATATGGCAACTGCTGGAGTAGACCTTCGGCAAACCGCTGCTGCTATTGGTGTATTGGGTGATATGGGTATACAGGGTTCTATGGCAGGTACCTCACTGGCCAATATGATTCGTTACTTACAACTCTCTCTTGTTAACCAAAAAAAGAAAGGCTATAACGCTTTAGCAGACCTGGGCTTAAGTCCAGATGAATTCTTCGATGCTCAGGGTAATCTTATAGACCTTTATACTATCTATCAGAAGTTTGCTAAGGCTGCAGTAGATTTACCTTCACGAATTGAAACACCAACTTTCTTCAATATCTTTGGAGTTCGTGGTAATCGGGGTATGCTCCCAGTACTTCGGGATATTGCTTCTGGTAGAGATAAGATGGGTAAGATACTTGCTACCTATGACCAAAACATTGGGGCAGTAAATCGACTCAATGAAGAACGTCTTAAAACTGATGCAGGTGTAATTGACCAATTCGAATCAAGTATAGAGAACTTAACAGTTACCGCAGGTGCAGCTTTGGGTAGAATCTTTACCCCAGTACTAAATGTGGGTAACTCTATAATCAAAGTAATTAATTCTATCTCAGAAACTTGGGTTGGAGGTTTTGGTCTTAGAGTAGGAGCTACTGCAATAGTAGTAGGTACTATTGTTGCAGGATTTAATACTGTAAGAGGTATTATTAGGTCTGTTGGGTATTTACAGACTATTGCTACTGCTTCTACTGAAGGTATGTCTGCTGCAGCAATAAAAACTAATACTCAGTTTGCCATTATGGAAGCACACATGGTAAGGATGGTTAACCTTATGAGAACCATGGTTCAACTCCAAATGATGTCAAGCGGTATTGGTATGAATTCTGCTGGTAGATTTTATAACACTAAAACCGGAAGATATGTTAAGACACCAAATCCTGGAGTACCATTAGCAACTACTATGGCGGGTAATTTAGCTGGAGGGGCTTTAGCTGGAGCAGGTGCCCAAGTTGGTAGTCAAGTGGCTAGGCAAGGTGCTATAAAAGGTTTAACCTCTATAGGTGGTAGACTTATGGGATTACTCGGTGGACCCTGGGGATTAGCAATTACTGTAGGTCTTCCTTTATTAATTGAGGGTATTAGTTACCTTAGTAATTCAGTAGATAGGAATACTGAAGCTCAGAATAAAGAGAAAGAAGACCCAACTACCATTAGAGCCCAGAATGAAGAGAGATTTATTAATGCTGTTAGGTTAGCTATTAAAGAAGGTATGAGAGATTCTCGTATCAATATCTCAGTAGATGGTCAAGCAGTTGGAGATTATGCTCCAGGTTCTCAACAAGATTTTACTGGAGCTGCATTTGTAATGGGAATATAAAACTAAAACACTATGGCTAGAGTATTAAATAAAGCAGCAGGTAAGGTTGTTGAAAAATACAATGACCTTACAAGAGATACGGCAGGTGTTCTTACTGGTCCCTTAAATAAGCTATGGAGAGCTCGGATATTACTTAACCGAGTTACTTCACCTCTCCCGAAAGATGATGCTCCAAAGGGTAAACTCTATACTCCAAATGGGGTAATCGGAGAAGCTCAAATATCCTCTAAGAACCCAGTTATAAATAAACAGCTCCAAGCTAAATGGAGAATGGAATTACAATTTCCGAGATTAGAAGAAGGTGAAGGAGTAGACCCAGCAAAAGGGAATAAGAATACCACTAATTACAGAAACTTTGAGGCTAAAGCAGATGTTATATATCAGAATGAGGTAAGGATATATAACATGACTGTTAACCCTACTCAATATATTACCTTACAGAATAGACCTCCAGAATTGGACTTTAGGGGAGAAACTACATGGGCAACCATTAAATCAATGGGCCGCAATGTACCAATGTATCACTTTACTGGTGCTGAAGACATTATTCAATTCAATGTGTCTTGGTACTGTAATGACCCAGAAAATCCAGAAGAGGTAATCAATAAATGTAGGTTATTAGAGGCATGGTCTAAATCTAATGGTTACCAGGCTGCTCCCCCAATTGTTAAGATAGAATGGGGGGATTCTGGTATATTCGATAACCACAATTATATCCTTACCTCAGCAACTTATACTCTGAAGAACTTTCAGAACGGTTATCGAATAAGGATACCCGGAAAGCCAGCTACTTTTGGTAATGGTAGGTTATTGCCTGCAGCAGCAACTCAAGAATTGATTTTCAAGAGAGTAAGTGCATATAACTTATCCTATGGAGATTTTATAAATTCCGATTCACTTAAAAAGACAGGAGGTATTAAATATGATTGATGTTAACCAATACCTAAAGGGAGCTAGCCCATATAATAATGCCTATGCTCTGAAGTATAACGATGGGGATTATTCCTTAGAGGCTAAACCTCCAATAGTACCAGAATCTCCTAACGATATTCAACATACTGTTAAAGATGGGGAAACCCTACAAAATATTGCTTTCAGGTATTATGGTGATTCTGGTAAGTGGTACATCATAGCTGAAGCTAATAAGATACTGAATCCTTTTAAGGAATTAGAAATGGGAACCCTAATAAGAATACCGACTTATGGCAGCTAAACAGAAACCTATATTATATAATGGAATGGGTCAACCTTATTTGGCCCTTTTCAATTTTGGAGGTATGCCTATAATGAATCCAATTACAGGTATACCCCTTGGAGCGTATATAAGTACCTGGAGTTATAGATATGATGAAGAAAAAGAAAACTTGGCTACCATTACTTTCGATACGGGTAATCCTGATACTGTAGATATTGCCGAGATTCAAGAGAACCAAAACATTTGTCTTCAATGGGGATATATATACCCTGATGGCCAATTTATATCTGGGCCCATAAAAATAATTAAGGTAAGAGAGTTCGAAGCCGTATTCGATTCTACAGGTACTCATGTAACTATTAAGTGCATTGATTCTTCAGGGGATTTAAGATATCAGCCTGCTTATGTTCATTCGGACATGGAAGGTTATAAATTATCTACCTATTTAGACAATGGTTGTGGGAATGCTACTGGTGTAATCATAGAAATATTTCAGTAATGGAACAACAGATAATAAGTAATAAAGTATACGAGTCACTACAGGTACCCACAGAGAGTACCCGTACTACTACTGGTAAAGTACTCTATGCTAACAAATACAGTGGAGTAGCAGAAGTAGCTATGCCAGAAGACTTGAAAGCTTTAATTGATAGTGACTTTGGGTTAGTGGGCAAGAACGTCTTAGTTCAATTAGAACAGAAGATGAAAGGGTACACTAATGGGCCTTGGTATGTAGATTCAAGGGATGGTGTTATCTATATACATAATCGGAAATTCCATGAAGAACCGGTATGTACTTATACATATCAAGGAGAGAATGGGGAAGTACTTAGAGTATCTTTTGCTACTCAGAAAATAACTAAAAGAGTTAAAGCAGTATTAGCTCCATCTCTAGACCCAGATAGTAAAGATTTATCGGTATTATCAACTAATATAAATGAGCCAGAGGATAAACCCCCATTAGCTTTAAGACCTCCTGTGGCTCAGGTAGATAACCTTATGGTGTCTAATATTACTGGCAATGGGTTTGAAGATTATAGAAGTCATCCTACTACTCCTACAGAGGTAATGGATGCTTGGGACACTCAGCTTCAGTATAACATGGAAAAAACTGCAGAATATAAAAAGAGAGTAGAAGAGTATGAAGCAGTGGGTCCAGTAGGTGCTTATGAAGCAGGTAAGCAAAGGAGATTTGATGAAATGTCTACCGAAGAAGTACGAGCTACCATTAATCAAGCAGCCAACGAGTTACCTGATGATAAGAAGAATGCCCTTAAGCAAGTACTAAAAAATTCTAAAAATGGTAAAGAGTTAGAAGCTAATCTTAAGAAGCTATTAGAATGCGAAATGTATCTTTTCGAAGATGAAGATGGTATGGAATTTATGGTAGAAGAGTATGTAGACCCCTTAGATTATGACCCAGAGGGTTATACCTCTAAACAAGCAGGAGCGGGTATAGCTTCTGGTATCAATTTTCAAGCTGGAATATTACCTGCTTCAGAGAGAGGTTTCGAAGCTTTAAAGAAAGACCCCTATACTGAAGTATTATCCGATATGGAAGTTGATACTACTAAGGGTTATGGTCAAGGTCAATATGGTAAGAGGGTTAAGGTAAGACATATGAAAAGGGTAAATCTCAAGGTACCTCTTTATAAACTTTACCATAATTTATTTAGTAGATACGGTGGTGCCGATAAGTATGCTTGGGCAGCTAATGCTAATGCCAATGGTGGTTTAAAGCAAACTGAGAAAAGATTAGTATGTCAACTTCAGGTAGTGGGTAGACCTATGCTAGCAACTTCTCAAATAATCCGTATAGATAACGTAGGAAAACGTTGGTCAGGGCTTTGGTATATAAAACAATGTACTCATTCTATGGACGCTGGTCAAGGGTATATAACTAATATGGAATTAGTAAAGAACAATTCCAAGTCTGGCTCTGTAACTTCTAAAACTGATTTATCTACTCAAAATATCGTAGCTAATGATGCTAAAGCTAATGCCAAAACTACAAAGGGTCAAGATAAAAAAGCTTTAAGTACTTCTCAGAATCTTAATCTTAACTTTACTTATAATGAGAAAGTATACTATAATGAACATTTCTTGAATGATAAGGGAGACATAATTGATATCAAGGGTCAAGCTGAGTTTATTCGAAAGAAGGCTTATTATACTGAAGTAAATGCCGATAATCCCCAAGCCTTGGCAGAGGGTATAGTGTTATCTACAGGTAATACAGTTACCTCTAAGGGTAAGTTAATTCCTGGTAAGATATCAGTTAAACAAATCCAAGTGCCTGAAGATTATGGGGTTAAGTTTAATTATATGGCCATAGCTAATCGAGTATACCGAGACATAGCTAAAAGGCATAAGCGAATTGCAAGTCAAATCTATGTAGAAAAATAAGGGTATGAGTTACGAAACAGCAAAGATAATAACCGACGAAGGCTTAGAGGGTCTTGGTCGGTATTACTCTGTTTATCGTGGCATTGTTATTGATAATAACGATGTAGAGAAACATATGAACAGGGTAAAGGTATGTGTTCCAGAGGTAATGGGTGGAGTATTTGCTTGGGCATATCCTAAAGGACAACATGGTTCAATTAGTTCTGGTTTCAAATTCTTAGCCCCTAAAGTGGGAGATACGGTATTTGTTACTTTTGAATTTGGGGACCCAACTAAACCTCTCTGGGAATACCATGGTTGGGGGATGAGCCAAATACCTCAACCCTTGGATGGCCCCAATAAAATGGGGGTAGTTACTCCGGAAGGGAACCTAATAGTCATAGATGATGATAACGGAGAACTCAATTTACATTTCAATGGGCCTGTAAATGTTCGTTCGGAGAAAGAGATAGTAATAAATGCCGAGGGAGATATAAATGTATCTTCTGGCGATTCCGTGATACTTAATACTGGAGAAAATGGTGGAGTAATCAATATTTTTCAATTAACCGAAAAATTAAACCAAACCATTAAAGAACTAGAACAACTTCGTAGTATGTTCAATTCTCATGTACACTCAGGTGTAACTACTGGACCCGGTTCTTCAGGTCCTACAGTAACTCAAGTAATTAAACCTTTCTCACAATTCGTTGTAGACGATTATGAAGATAAAACCTGCATACACTAATGGAAAAGAATTACTTTACAGACTTAGTTGGTATAGGTGTAACTTATCCTATCCAACTTACAACTAATGAAAAGGGTGAAAGAGGTTGGTACCCAGTAAATGGAGATTTCAAACTTATCAGAGATAATATAAGTTCGATATTATACTACATGATAGGCCAGAGATTTCGACAGGAAAACTTTGGTAGTAAACTATGGCAATGTATTGAGGAACCAAACTCACAAGCCCTGAGTTTTATAATTAAAGAGTTTTTAAAACAGGCCATAGGTGCTTGGGAACAAAGGATAACCTTCCAAAATATCACCGTTACTAGAGTTGATGCAAAAATACACATAGAAGTAACCTATGTAGTAAATGGAACAAATTCTAGTCAGTACCTCGATATCACCTATGACCGGTCGGATAATTCATTAAATACACAATAATATGGGAATCACAAATAAATGGCTTAACCCATACCAGAGGTCTTATCAACAGATTAAGGCCAAGCTGGTTGAATCCCTTATGGGACTCAAAGACCCTCAAGGTCAGAAACTCATAACGGATTATTCGGAGGGGAACATCTTAATTATCATCCTCTCATTATTTGCGGCAATTGCCGAAGTACTTCACTACTATGTAGATAACATGGCAAGGGAAACTTTCCTATCTACGGCAAGAAGATATGATTCGGTAGTTAAACATGGGGCTTTGGTAGATTATCATGCTCGAGCAGCAATTGCTGCTACAGTAGATGTAATCTTATCCAGAAGTATTACTGGTAATTCTATCGGAGCTAAGTTAACTATACCCCAAGGTACTCTGTTTACAGATTCTAGTGGTAATTCCTGGTTATCTGCTAGAGACGTAACTTGGTATTCAAATGTAACTACTTGTAAAGTACCTATAGTTCAACACGAGAAGTATACTGCAAGTGCTTTAAATAATATGGTAATACCTACTGGAGATAGAGTTATAATTCATCTGGGTACTCTACCCAATGGTAAGTATTATGAACAAGGTTCTATGTCATTGCAGATAGGTGGGGAAACTTGGGTATTAGTAGATACATTTGCAAAATCCAAACCTACAGACAAACACTTTATGGTTTCAGTAGATGAGGCACTTAATCCTTATATAATGTTTGGGGATGGTACCTTTGGTAAGAAGCCTGCAGCAGGAGCAAAAATAACCAATGTGGTATTCTACTTAACCAATGGTACTCAGGGTAATGTAAAGAGTAATACTATTACTTCTGTACCTTCAGTAATCTCTTCTTCAATTACTGATGCTACCGTAAGTAATGCTTACGATGCCGGAGGTGGTTCAAACTATGAAAACTTTACAATGCTCAAAGAACATATACCTTTGAGTGTAAAGACTTTGGGAGTAGCAATTACCAAAGAGGATTTCGAAAGTTTGGCCATGTTGGTTGATGGGGTAAACAAAGCTAAAGCCGATTATGAATGCGGTAGAAAGCTTACAGTATATATTAGCCCCGATGGTGGAGCTGTTGCTTCTTCTGAATTAATCAATAGGGTATACAATCTATTATCTCAAAGAGCTCCTATGACCACATGGTTAAAGGTTAAATCTGCAGGTAAGGTTCAGATTATTCTAGAGATGGATGTTACCGGTAAGAAGTCTTATAAGACTGCAGAGATACAAACTCAAATTCTTACAGCATTATACAATGCCTATTCTCCAGAGCAAGCTCAGATAGGTGGAAGCGTAAGGTTATCAGATATATATGCCCTAATAGATAACTTATCAACCGTAGATTACCTTCACCTTACCAAGTTTTATATTAAACCATGGCCCACTACCATCTATGGTAATAAGGAATTAAACCTGGGCCAGTTTAAATTAAACAAGGCAAAGGGTTCTATGACCTACTACATAACCTTCAATTCCTCAACTACCTTTACAGTACGTTCGGTATCAAATGGTTATGTAACTACTGGCTCAGTTGGTAGCTCTATCCAGATTATCGATAAAGCTAATGGTTTTGATTTCTCTTTGGACATTCAGAACAACAGCTATCAATCGGGCTATCGGTATTCTATTACGGTATCAGAACCTAACCATGATTATGAAGACCCCGGTTTTAACTTACCAGTATTCGAAAATGCTTCACAATTGACTTTAACCGTAAAAGAAATTGTATAATGATAAACCTCAAAAATCTAATCGACTTTTTGCCATTCGAGTATAAAGCTCAAGATACATATAAGGTAAATGGCAAAGGCATCTTAGAGAGGTTTCTAGAAATTTGTGGAGAGCATTTTGAAGATTACATTACAAAGGATATTGAGAATATCTTGGACATTATCGATATAGATAAGGCTCCGGATATGTATCTCAATTTCCTTTGGCAATTCCTCGGAGAAATGCCCTTTGCTTATGGGAACACTATAGATGCACAGAAATGGGCAGAGTACTTTAATGGGTTCTACTCCGATGATAAACTCCAAGAGTTATCTAAGCTTTGGATAATACCAAAGGAGGGACCCTTTACTTTAACCAGTACTCAAGTAAGAAACATCCTGAAGTATTCGATATCTCTTTTTAAAATAAGAGGTACCTCTGAGTTCTTCGAAATAATGATGAGGCTGTATGGGTTAACCTGCGTAGTAACTGACCCTGCAAAGGCTGATAGTTATGATGGTTGGGTAAAAGGTAATCCGCACTTTGACCAGTATTACCATTATGACGATAAGCATACCTATGATAATACTTTCGATTGTTCTCAATGTATACCGGTAACCTTTAGACTTACCGGTCATGGATATACTTCGAACTCGGCAGCTTTCAGAAAATTTAGAGAAGCCGTAGAGGCTTTCTTTAAAAGGTTCATACCCTATCATGTATCTTTCGATATTCAATATGGGTTTACCGTAAATGATGGGTATACAATTAAAGCTGAGTTAGTAAATCCGGACCAACCCAATCTTATTACTTCAGAGGTATATGAAGTACCGGTAAAGGTAACTGTAACTTCAGATTGGGTAAATGCCGACCTAAGATATCAGATATCCAGTGATAATATAAATTGGGGTTACACTAAACACGAAAGTGGTTCCATTTTTAATATACCCAGAGCAGGTACTTATTATTTTAGAAGTGTGGGAGACCCTACTAAGGTAACTCAAATCACGGTTAATCAAGAATCTTATAATCGAGTATATTCTATTACTTGTGACCCTATTACTGGAAAGATAACTCCTACTAACCTAAAAGTAAGTACAGTAGTAAGGGCAAACGTATCCTATAAGGGTACCGTGAAAACCTGTAATGTACGATTATCCGGTACTGATACAGTGAAAGTCTCTGGCTCAACTTGGGAATTTTCAGAGCCTGGTACCTACATCTTTGAGATTGTAGAGTTCCCAGTAAAGCAAACTTCATTTGTTGTAACTCGAGAAGAGATTACATATAAGGTAAGATGTACACCTTCTGAATTTAGAGTTGGGGATAAGCAAAGTATCAAGGATGCTACTACCACTCTTACCATCGAATCGAATTACCCAGAATCATTTACTGGTGAACTATATTGTAGGCTAATTGGTGATACTAAGTTGTTTAAGAACGGTGATAAGTTTACTGCTAATAGTTATGGTACTTATAAGTTTAAATGTACACTGGATAAAAGGGAAACCGATGAAGGTGTAGGTATATTCGAAGTAGTATCTGGTAAGACTGCAGTATATAGAATTACGGTTAGCCCACCAACAGTTACATTATTCAATGGCTCTGCCAAGACTACCGTAAAGATACAACGTATCTCTGGTAATGGTGATGATTACAGAGTAAGGGTAATTGAAACTGGGGAAACCTTTAATGCTCAGAATGGTTATGTATATACTGCAAATAGGGCAGGGACTTATACCTTCCAGTCTGTAGCTTACCCTACTGCTAAGACTACTCTGGTAGTTAATAACTCTCCAACTGTATATCAGAACAAGTTAAAGATAGTACCTTCGGATGCTACAGACAGTCATTGGAAAGAACCCAACTGGGCATTACCAGAAGACCAGATAGATGATACTTATGCAGTATACCAATTACTGGATGAGAAGTCTGCTTGTAAGTTCCATCTTGAGGAAATGAAAAATGGGGTCAATGTAAGTGGTACTGCTACCTGTGATGAGAACGGGGAAACCTATAACCTTGATGAAGAGATTACTCTTACCAAGGCTGGGACTTATACCTTTGTAGCGGATGATGGTTCTTCTTTAAGATGCCAAGTAATATTGGAAGATTATTCTACAATCATCGAGATTTCTTGTACTCCCCCTTATGCAGAATTAAAGGGGAATGTTAAACAGGTATCTACTTTAATCAAGTGTACTTCTAATAAACCAGACTTCGATAGTCGAATAAGGGAAGTTGGTAAAGTAACTACTTATGACGCAGGTGGTGCTGGTTATGAATTTGTAACTGCACAAGCTGGAGAGTATATATTTGAATCAGTGGTAGATACTTCGAAGAGAACTAAGTTCACCGTAGTAGATGCAGACCTTTTAAGTGTTAGTCCTCAAAAGTTAGAATGGGAACATGATGACCTCTCAGAGAAAACATTTACCATTACAACTTACAGTAATCAATCTTGGCAAATAGTAGAACAATGATAAATTCAACAATCGATAGAATAACAGAAACCACAACTCAGTCTTTATTCAAGACATTCACTGTGGGTATATTGGGAGAGTGTACACAAATCTTGTATAATTTGAGATGGATGATAATCCTTGCAATAATTCTAATCCTATCAGACTTATGGTTTGGGTTATCTGCAAGTAGGTTACAGAAAATCGAAATTCGAAAATCTAGAGCTGGAAGAAGAACTCTAAACAAGATAGTAGATTATATCTGCTATGTTCTACTTGGTGCTGTACTTGGTAAAGCTATTGGAGAACCCTATGGGATGAACCCAATAGTAGTATCAATAACGGTTATGGTAATTTGCTACTGTTTCGAAGTAGATAGTATATATGGACACATCTGTGAAATACATGGTATTAAGAAACGGTACAGTATATGGAGAATACTCTTTAAATTGTTAACCCTCAAGTTCAAGGATGTAGGTGAAGCATTTAAAGATATGTCAGAACAGAAAAATCAATTTAAAAATACTAAGGACAATGAAGACGTACTTTAAGTATGAAGGTATTATTAAATCAAAGGAAGCAGCAGAGGCAATTGCTGCTCCTTCTGGTTTAGGGCCATTCTGTGGATTTGGCTCGGCTACCATAAATGGTAACAAGTTAGTGGTATCTCCTCAGGGAGTTGCTGGAAGTAAGTATGCCAATGTAATCAAGGATAGGATTATGGCAAGGTATATGGCAAAGGCTTCGGAAGATGGAGAATTGCCAGACGTGAACTTTGGATGTATTTCAAGAGATGGGTATGTATTTATATCCGATGAACAAACGATTACTATTGAGAACATCCAAGGTACCCAAGGTTCAACAGAAGAAGTATTACTCTTTGCAGTACATACTACTATTTCTGAACCAGTAGATAATCCAGTAGACTTTGTAGCTTATTGGAATGAATCCTCCGAAAGCTTCTACACCTTGTTTAAAAAGTCTCTGGATATTTATTATCCGATTGCCGAAGAGAATCGTACACCGGATATCATTAATAATGATGTATATTCTAATTACGATATGACCTATAGCAATCTTCTAGAGATGGTAGAGAGTGCTTGCCCTTATTACTCTAATAATAAAACTTCCGTTGTTCTTATCGGAGTATATGGTAAGGGTACTGATGCAATGACTAAACGAAATGAGAACTTTGCTATCGTACCCTATCAGGGTAAGTTCCAAGAAATCCCTTATACTACTGCTGCCCAGAGTATGATGAAAGAATCAGTGAAAAGAGTAGAACAGATAAATTCAGGCTTTCCAGTAGTAGATGAATCTGGTACTAAGTTAAATATCAAGCAATACATTGATAGTCAAATTGAGGCTATCAGAAAAGAATTCTCTGAATCTCTGAGTACTGCTAACTTACCAATCGGTTCTATTATTCTTTGGGAAACCGATGTAATACCCGATGGTTGGGCAGAATATACTAAGGCAGCTGGTAGAATAGTTATTGGTTACCAAGCTGGAGGTGTTCAAATTGGGGATGAAGTAATGTTACAGAATGTTGGAGATTACTATACACCAACTAAGGGTAATTTCTTAATCTCTATTAAAGGTGATGACCTTCCTAAGCATAGGCATGCTCTTGGTGTATCTAAAGGTAAACAAGATAATGCCAATAACTGGGAGAACGTTCGTCCTCAATCTTTCTTTAATAGGGAGACAGGATTGAATGGTGATTTCGGTAGAGGAACTCCTACCAAGGGTATTCAGGATGGTGCTATCGTAGTAAGCTGGAACCTATTAGGGGAATCTTTCTTACAAGAAACTTCGGTAGAAACTTTGGATATTGAGAAATTGCCACCGACTATTACATTACGATATATCCAAAAAATATCATCATAAAGTTGTTTATTAGTTATTTAGTAGTATTAAAACTCATGTGTATTATTTGTATTGTTTAAGAGTAAACATTCGTTTACAATCTGTGTTTTGCATAGTAAAAATCAATTGGGAAAGGGACGTTGGGAAACGTCCCTTTTCTTTTGTGTTAATACTTAAGTTCTTCTTTAGCTCGGTCTTCCCAATATTGGATATCTTGCCTAAGCTCTGAGATATATCTCATGGATTCGTTAGTCTTAGGCATTTCAAAAAATTCGATAAGCATTATATTAGTGATACGAGTACTATTTTCGAGTCTTTCCTTAATAAAAGGAGGGGGAGTAATTAATACCTCAAACAAAAGATAGGCATCTGGAGAAAGCTTATCCTTCATATAAGTATACATCATATCGAGCATTTCAGATTTAGCTTTCTCTTCTTCACTGTCATCCTCTAATTCTTTGTCATTGTCGAATAAGTCATCAAGTTTAAAGAGGCTTTGATTATACTCTGCCTGTTCTCCGTATGCAGAACGAAGCAATTTGTTTTTAAATGTACTAAGTGATGCAAGGATTCTTGCTTTAAGATGTTCTTCAGTACATTCACCATAGTATTTGTTGAAAACAAATAACATCTTATCCCAGAAATAAGATTGGATAATATCCGGTGTAAGATTAAACCGTTTATAATCAATCTGTCTGGTAAGGTTTCTAATTACTGGCTTACAGACTTTATAAAGTCTGTTGAAAGTAGCTTCATCATATTCTTGCATAGGTTTTAATCGATGAAGCTCTGAACCGTTATTTCCTTTACTTTTTCCCATGTTTTTAAATATTCGTTATGCAAATATAAGTATTTTTTCTTATATAAAATAATAATATTAAATATTCGGGAGCTTAAGGTAGTGGATTAGTAGTTTCTAGATAGATGTCAACATACTTAGAACTATCTCGGTACTATCAAAATCTATTAGTTTATATAATATTGCAATATAGATATGAAGAAATTTAAAGACAACATCAAGTTCAGTTTTTCTCCTGAGTTTCAGTTCGAGATACTCAGGTTTGTTTTAAAAGATAAGGAAGGAGGATTAGTACTCAAAAGGATTAAATCCAATTACCTGGTTCTCATAGAACACTCCCTTATCTTCGAGGGTATATCAAAATATTTTAAGAAGCAAGGCAGAATGCCCTCTGAGAATATTCTAAAGGAAGTATTAAAAGAGTTACTAGAATCTAAAACCTATGTGGATTTGGTAACTAAAGATGATATACCCAATATCAATAAACTAATAAGTAATCTCTATCATATACCCCTATCGGATTCTGATTATATAAAAGAAAAGATATATCAGTTCTCTACTTATGTTGAGATGAAGAACTTAAATGATTCCTTCGATTTGGATAACTTCGAACAATACGAAGAGTATTCGAGGAAGATTGAAAAGGTACTTCAGAAAAGTAAACCTAAGAAAGAAGATGAACCTTTATATATGATTCGGGATATTACCGAGAGACAGTTTAGAAGACAATCAGAACCTTCAGTTATACCTTGCCCATTTAGGCAGTTGAATGAACTAACTAATGCAGGAGGTTATCCAGAGCATTCAGTTAACGTGATATTGGATAAACCCAAGGCAAAGAAAACCTTCTTTATGGTAAACCTTGCAAGAGGTTATCTCAGAATGAAGAAGTCAGTATTATATATTGATACAGAAAATGGTCAAGAACAAATTATGGACCGTTTCATTCAATCAAGTATTAATAAAACTAAGAAGGAATTATACTCGGGTGAATATGATAAACTTGAGGCAAAGCATTTAAGGAAACTTGCAAGGTTTGGAGTTGAATTAGTGGTTGAGCGTGTACCCGCAATGATTACTAATACCACTTATATAAGGGAAAAGATAATTCAGCTTCGTAATCAAGGAATTGATATTAAAGTTCTTATGGTTGACTACGCTGGTAAGCTTGCATCAATAGCGGGTGATAGAGAAGATTTCGAAAGGATATCTAATGTATACGTAGACCTTCAGAATCTGGCAGAAGAATTACATTTAGATATTATATGGACTGCCCATCACATTACTCGTGAAGGTAAAAAGCATAGGCTTACTAGATACGATGAGAATGATATCTCTGGTTCAATTGCCATTGTTCGTAATGCCCAGGTTATCATGGGTCTTAACTCTACTGAGCAAGAAGAAAAAGATAATATTCTTCGAGCTGAGATAGTAGTACAAAGGGATGGTCTTCCTTCCGGTAGAGCATTATTCAAATGCGATGTCGAAAGGCAAAGATGTACGGAATTTACAAGGGAACAACGTAAACAATATGATGGAGTGTATGGTAGTAAGTTGGATGAACAATTTAAAAAGAATACTAACCCGGATGCGGATTCTAAGAAAAGGGAAAGAACTACTGGAGATATTTAGATGTAAGTTGGGTTATCATGAATGGGTAGCAGTTCATTGGACTGAGTTTAAACAGAGACCTCGTAGGGCAATTTTTTCTAAGAAAGGCGGGAGAAGGAAAGCCCAGTATTATGAGAAACGTCATGTAGAGTATTACTGTAATATATGCGGGAAGAAAAGATATGAAAATAACAAACCAGTTTAAATCTAGACTAAGGACATACTTTATTAAACGATTGGGAGCATTCGATTATAAGCACGGATGGTTACGCATTCCCACTTGCCCATATTGCGGGAGAGAACAGAAGTTGGGAGTTAACCTTTCTATGTATAGAACCAATTGTTTTAGATGTAATGCCCATCCTTCTCCTGCTCAATTAATAATGGACATAGAAGGATTTACTGAGTACCATGAACTAATTAATTTTTTGAACAATGGACAATTTGATGAACTACAGTTTAAGGAAGAGAAAATCGAACTTGCCGAAAGTAAGCCCGTATATCTCCCAGATGGATTTAGAAATATTTCGCTCGGAGATAGCCAACTTGCAAAAAGCATTCGGGGATATATCAAGAAACGCGGATTTAGCCTCGATAAGTTTTCAAGATACGGTATCGGCTATGGAACAAGCGGCTCAACATATGGGTACCTTATCATCCCGTTTTATTATCGAGGACAACTTAGGTATTACAATGCTCGAAATGTTATCGGCAAAGGGCCCAGATATAATAACCCAGACAAAGACATCACCGGTTTGGGAAAACAATTTATCATCTTTAATCATGACGCATTGGAGATGTACAGGTCGGTATTCATTTGCGAAGGAGCACTTAATGCTCTCACAATCGGGGATAGAGCAATTGCCACAATGGGCAAAGCTATTAGTCAGTACCAAGTCAATGAACTACTTAAATCCCAATGCCAAAGATATATTATCCTTTTAGACCCCGATGCCAGGTCTTATGCTGTTAATCTCGCACTTAAATTAGTAGCTTATAAAAAAGTCAAGGTAGTATTTCTTCCAGAGGGTTTTGATGTAAATGATTTGGGGAAGAAACAAACACTTAAGCTAGTATATCAAACAAGGTATCAAAGTTATCAAGAACTGATTCAAATCAGAAACTCTTTGGAGTAAGGAGTTCCTATTATATTATAAAATAATATATTTATGCGTGAACCATCTATCCATATAACTAAGTCTCAGTTTGAGGAAATATTAAATACCCTAGAGGTAGATAACTTCCCAGTTGAGGCTTTTTTTGTTATTGCTCGAAAGGAGGCAATAAATCATAGAGCAGTCTTAGTTTCTAATAATAAGAATACTAAGCGAGTTAATAACATTTTACTAGCATCTAAGGGGGATGCTGCCCTTGTTGCTGATATTTTATATGCAACTCGTATAAAGTTAAAGCATAGGGGAGTTCGTAAAATAAATGAGAGTAATTCCCGAGAATGGGCAAATTGTAAAAAGCTTGCAGAAGTATGTAATACCTTTTGTGAAGATTTTAAATTTGATACCCGGGAAGGTTTTATTAAATACATTGAGACTGGGTTAAAGAGAATGACTGATTATCGTAATGTTATGCAAAGGTTATTATCCATGCAGGAGAACATTACTAATCAGGTAGATGCTGAGATAGAATTACAACATTCAGATTTAGAACTTACTAAAGAGATACATGATTATTTCATAGGTAAGATTGCTAAGGCAACTGGTATATATGAGTCTTATGAAAATCAACCTGAGAAGTATGTACACTTTGCAAAGGTAGGTGAATTCCTAAAAGAGGAGGGCTGGGATTATAAGACATTCATTGATGCTCAGTTTGAATCTCTTGCATGGTGTAATGGATTACCAGATATTGCACAGATGTATACGGATAAAGCAATTGAAAGATACAATAAGTATTTATATAAGTATAAGAACAAAAAATCCCTGGAAGAGGAACCCGAAGTTGAAGGTTCTCTCTGGGAAAAAATTAATAATTAAAAAAGTAATATGAAAGGTTTACAATTTTTCGGAAACAGGGTGGAGGATGCAGCTAATGCTTTTATTGATGTCCTCAAGTATTCAGACCAATCGGTAACTTATCCAGATTTTAAGGATATCGACCCTTGGCCTGATGAGATAATTAATATGTTCTATGTGATTTGGAAGAATGCCAAATTTTCAGAACTAAGTGCAATTATTATGTATACCCAACAGTCTTCTAGATTCGAGGAGGTATCAGAATTGATGTTGGGTATTGGTTTGGTAGAGATGAGGCATCTTGACAAGATATCTGATTTCTTACAAAGGGCAGACCCATACGAGGATTACTCTACCATGAATATTAATCCTACAATTGAGATTGGTTCTACTTGGGAACAAGCTTTAAAGATTGCTTTGAATTCTGAGATAGAAACTATTGGTCACTACAAGAAAATCCAAAGAGCAATTGCTCAATACAAGGAACGTCCAGATTACGATGATGTGAATTATTTCCTTGAGAAATTGATTGCGGATGAGGAGCATCATATGAAACTTCTCAAGGAAGCAATGGGCATGGATAAAGCCACTAAGGGTGTAACGGTAATTATCAAATGAGTAAGATAATTATTCAGAATGGGAATATGAAAGATAATATACCAGGTTGGCCTTATTATCATGTTTCTAGGGATGGTAAGGTATATTCCAGAAAATCAGGTAATTGGAAGTTACTTAGAGGAGGTATAATAAAGGGAGATCCAGCTGTAACCTTATCAAATCATGGTAATCATTTATCTCAAAGAGTTTATAGATTAGTGGCTTTGGTTTATTTACCAAAGCCTTCTTCTACTAAACTAGTTATAAGACATTTAGATGATAACCCTTTGAATAATCATGTAGATAATCTTAGATGGGGCACTCAAAAACAAAATAGGGAAGATGCTAGAAAAAATGGTAAATTAAGAGGGTCTTCTTGTAAAGCTTCTAGAGCTAAGTTATCTAAGAAAGATTTAATCCTTATATTTAAGTTAAAGGCTAAAGGCCTATATTATAAGGACATAGCTAAAAGATTAGGCGTATCAGTAGGTACAATAGGAAGAGTTATTAATAAAAAATCTTATAGAGATGAAAATATTGATAGAAAACGGTAATGTTTGTAGTTTAGACTTACCTCTTAAGTTCGCACAGAAACTTTATAATGAGTTTGCCATTCGACATCCGAATGCTTTCTACTTACGTACAAGGCAAAGAGGTATGCAGAATTGGGACGGTAAGATTCATTACATCACCAAGACTGGGCAATTTAAAATAGGTTTACTTCCTAAGGTATACGATATGTGTATTGAAATGGGGATTAAACCTAAAGTTGTAGATATGAGACAACCCTTACCTAAAGTCAGTAAAGTAGTTACGAATATAGGTAAATATAAATTAAGACCCGAGCAAGAGAAAGCAGTTAAGTCTGTGATTAATAATCGAGTAGGTGATACACCTTTCCATATTGGTGTATTAGATTACACGGTTAATGCCGGTAAAACTCTTATCATGTCGTCTTTATATTTAACCTATAAGAAGCAGTTAAAGACTTTGCTAATAACTAATGACTCAGATTGGTTAAATCAAGCTAGAGAAGAATTTAAGCAATATCTTCCGGGAGAAGATATCACTTTTGTTCAAGGCAAGGTTTTAAACTGGAGTAACTTTACTATAGGTATGGTTCAATCCATCTCAAGGAATATGAGGTTCTATCAAAAGGAATTATCTCAAATAGATATGGTACTTGTGGATGAGGCTGACCAGGGAGGTAGTAAGCAATATCAGAATGTAATCACTCGGTTATTTAATACCAGAATTCGTATAGGATTATCTGGTACGATTTATATGAGTAAGCTTGCTAAGGATAAGGTTAAGAATATGAACTTAGAATGTTTCTTTGGTAAAGTACTTGCTGAGTTCAAACTCAAGGACTCTATCAAAAAAGGTTACTCAACAAAAACCGTTGTAAAGATGGTACCTGGTAAACCTTGGTATGGTAATTGGGAATCCGATTGTATATCCTATAAGGAGATATATGATGATTCTATTACCGAAAATAATACCGCGTGGACCATGGCTTATAATCGATTACGATGGAATATTAATCAAGGTAGATATCCTGCTCTTGTAGTATGCAAGCATATTGCACATTGTGAAAATCTATATAAGTTCTTTAAAAAGAAACTGGGCGATGCCTATAATATTGCCTATGTGCATGTTAATACTCCTTCTAAGTTAAGACAACAAATAATGAAGGATTTTAGGGAAGGCAAAATAGATATCCTGGTATCAACTACAATCATTGCTCGAGGTAAAAACTTTCCTAAGCTTAGGTACTTACTTAATGCAGCAAGCATGGATAGTCAGGAAAAATCTATTCAGTTTCTTGGTCGTTTGGTAAGAACCGATAAATCGAAAAAGAAAGTATACCTGGATGACCTTCATTATCCTGGGAATTATTTAGATAGGCATGGTAAGCATAGGAAGCAATATTATCAGAGACAAGAATTGAAAGTAATACTGTTAGATAAGCTATGGAAGAAACATCCTAACCATAGCCTTATTAAGAGTTAACTAGAAGTACTATGAGTATTTACTTTTTCTCCGTAGGAGGAAAAGAAGATTACAATTAATAAGCATATAGGCATTATGAATAATGATAAACTAATATGTATCAGAGACGAAGATGATACTAAACTAACTACTCTATTATCAGATGGTTGGAAGATAATCCAAATCTCTGCATCGGGTATTTATTGCTGGGTACTCTTAAGGAAACCCAATAACACTAAAAAGAAAATCAAAGGCTTTCAGTGATGGAGAAATCAATTTTAATTACAGCGGTGGTTATTATGATAATAATACTCGCTTTAGACTTCATACTTTCTAAGGATGGCTATCAATGCCATTCATGTAAGAAACGTTTTCATAAAAAGGATTTGGAAATTAAGGGATGGCATTTCAAAGAATGGGTCTGTCCCAATTGTAAACACATTAATTACACTTATGATGAAGAAGATTAGGGAATGGTTTAAATCTCTTGTTGTGGGGGAGGTACATAATCCTAAACACGTATTCAACTGTAGAGATTTGATATGGATATCAAGCTTGGAAACTTCTCAAAATACTCCCGAATGCTTTACTCATTATTTCTATCTGTACTGGAGTAATGGTATGGTAGTTAAAGTATGTCAAGAGAGCTATGATAGAAATTCATACCAAGAATTATATAAACTCAGGGAACTATTTATTAATAACATCGGTTATTCCTATGTTCCCATAGAAGATAACAGTGAAATATACATTTTATAAACGTAAAAAAAGATATATAATGGCTAAGAAAAAGAAACAACTTCCTGACTTATCGAAGCAAGATATCCTTACTCCCATAGATGTTAGTACTCTGGGAACTAATGGAGACCCTTGCTTCGGTATTGGGTATGACCTATCAACTAAAGAGTGTAAGCTATGCGGAGACTCAGAGCTATGTGCATTCAAGATGTCTCAGAACTTGAATATCACAAGGAAAGAGCTAGAACAGAAGAATCAATACAAGGATTTGGATGTATTAGAAGATACGGTTGGTATCAAAAAATACATCCGAGGCTTGATTCGGAAAGGGAAAGACAAAAAAGAAGTTATTACCAAAACCGTTGAGAAATTCGAAGTACCAAGAAAACGTATTAGAGAACTTTATAAAGAGTGTATTAAATAATGAAACCAATAGAGATGATATGGGCTATGTTCAAGGTATACCTTAATAACCCAAACTATTTTGTAAAGCAAGAAGATGTACTTGCTAACCTTTGTATGGAAGGTTCTTCCGATGTAATCAGGATGTGTAATTCATTGGAAGTACATGTTTCTAGACCCGAGAAATTAACCTTTGGACAACTTTTACGTAAATGTAATATATTATGAACAGATTTAGATTTATCAAAGTAAGGGAGGTAGTATCTCCCAACAGAGCAAACCCAAATGATGCTGGGTTAGATTTCTATGTACCAACCAACTTGACTTCAGAGGATATCCACTCTAAGAATGAATTTGATTCAGGAGGATATGATTTGGATATACCCTTTAGTGAACATTTCGTAAGGCATATAGCTTTACAACCTGGGCATAGGATACTTATCCCATCGGGTATCAAAGGTTTGCTAGAACCTCCTGCATCTATGTTAATGGCAGCAAACAAATCTGGTATAGCTACTAAGAAAGGATTAATCTTTACTGCCGAGATAGTGGATTCTCCCTATGTTGGAGAGATACACATTGGAGTATACAACACTTCTCAAGAAGCCCAGGTTATTGAAGCTGGCCAGAAGCTAGTACAATTTATTCATGTACCTATCTATATTACTGAACCAGAAGAGATTCAACAAGAGGAATTTTATACTGAATCCCAGATGTGGGGAAGTAGAGGAGGGAATGGTTTTGGTTCATCAGGAAGTAAATAATCATGGACATCAGGAATATAAATGAACAAGTGCCTCAGGTAGAAGAAACTGAGGCACGGATACTACAAGAAATGTATGATTTTGGGATAGAACAATTCTCTGGGTATAAAGAGATAGAAAGGTTACCTGATTATCCTTTAGATATAAATAACCCAAAGAACCAAGTTATCCTAAAGGATTTTATTGGTAGGGTTATTGAGGAATTAACCGAAGGATTCGAATCTACCGATGAAGTAGTATCTATATATCGTGATTATGGATGGAATAATGATTGTTTAACCTCAGAGGAATATACTCAGGTATTAAATCATCTAGCAAATGCAAATGAAGAACAAGCAGATGCCTTGGGATTCTTCTTTACTTTGCTTTTGTATTCTAATATATTGCCAGAAGATATATTAAAATACCAAGATGTAAAGAGTTTATTTGAGGTAATGGCAATTGGAGTCAAAGACTTACTCATCAAGTACCCAGACCATCGAAGTGTAAGGAAATACCCTATACTAAGTCCAACTGATTGGGCAAGAGAAGATAGAGCAGAATATGATAAGATAGTTTCTTATACCCCAGGTTTTCATGAAATGAGCGAGATATCTCATGAAAATGAGAAGCTATATTTATGGGAAGTAATATATGAACTTAATAAAGCAAGGAACTTCCTTAAATGTAGACCCTGGAAACAAACTCAAGTGATGACCAAAGAAATAGATTTTCAGGAATCTTTGGTAAAGTCATTCTATCTCTATATGGGATTTTTAGCCATGAATGGGTTTACTCCTTGCGGATTATTTAGTTTATTCTTTAAAAAACAACGTCTCAATTTATGGAGACAAAATACTAATTACTAGCATGTCAGGATGGAACCATAAATTAGAGGGACTTCAACTTAATCCGGAGGAGTCCCTCCATTCGTTAGAATTTGCTACTTCACAAGAGGCATGGGAAAAACTCAATGAGGGATTCCTAAGATTAGAGCCTGCTTTATTTGCAAAGGGGGCTATTGCCAATAGTGGGGTAGCAGTAGTGTATAACGTATTCATAAAGATACGCAATGCCTGGGTAGACCCAGAATTTGATTATGGGAGATGTTTCAATTATAAAGAAACTAAGTGGACTAGCTTATTGAATAACTACATAGACTTTAATAAGCTTGACTTGTTGCGTAGTAAACTGAGAGTACTGAGAAATAAGTACAATCAGAATTACAATATAACCTATATGTTTAACAATCATCATGATAATGGAAAGCAATGTCTAATAGCTGCGACTTTTTCAAAACGATTCGGGGAAGACATCCCAGTTATTACAATGGTAGTTCGGGCTTCGGAGATTACCAAGAGGTTAATATTCGATTTCCTATTAATTCAACGAATGTCAGAGTACGTATATGGTCCGGATCAGTCAGTACAAATCAACCTATTCGCGACTCAAATGTACGGAAATGTGGAGACACTTCTAATGTATCATACCCATAAGCCATTGAAGAAGGTACTTAAGGGGGCAGAAGAGAATGCTTGGAATAAGAGAATAAAAGAGATATGGAAGAAATTCCAAAAGGGTACAGAGAAGGAATTCTCTTCATTCAAGGTATTCTTTAGAAGTTTTAAAGTGCTCAGACCAGATTTATATGAGGAAACATATAAATCAATGAAAGCAAAAGAATTACTTCTTGAATACGAAGATATTGAATATCCCGAGAATGTAATTTCTTACTCTCAACGTAAAGCCTATAAGAAGAAACTTTTAAAACAAAAGAACAACAATGGAAGCTAGGGAATTTTTAAATCAGAAGCGGATAGGATTAGTAAACAAATTCTATTACCAAGTTTTAGAGATTAAAAAGAACGGTGCAGAACCAGATATACCCTTGTTAATGAAAGAGGTAGAGGATTTCGATAATTTTGTATTTCTCTACTGGCATATGACCTGGGTTAATTCTACAATGTCATACAGTTAAATATTTATATAATATGAGGATATATTCTAACAGTTTTGAGTTAATGTCCGAAATGGGCAGAGAACTCAACAGTTATGGTCAAACTGTAAAACCAAAGACCTATCAAAATAAAGTGATTGAAGGTAATGAGGATTTTATTACAAAAGAACTCATTTGCCAACAATATTGTTTAACTTCACTTGGAGACCCGGTATGGTTATTCGTATTCTCTCATTCAAAAGAATGGGCAGATGCCGAGTTTAAAGAAAGAATTGGTTGGTATGATTTAAATCCAGGTAAAGCTTGGGAATTGAGAAAAGATTTATGGGAACAGTTTTTGGTGAATGGTAAGTTTGATTACACCTACCCAGAGCGTATTTGGAACTCGTTAGACATTTATGGTAGGACTTCTTTTAACTGTGATTCAGCAATGCAATCAGTTATTGAACTTCTTAAGAGGGATAATGATACTCGTAAAGCAGTACTCCCTATATTCCATGGTACAGATTTAAGATTCCTTGATGGAAGTAAACGTATACCTTGCTCAATGTATTATGATTTCCTTATCCGTCAGAATGGTAAAGGAGAGAAGGTATTACATATTTGCTATCATCAAAGAAGTTCGGACTTTGTACAACATTTCGGTAATGATGTATATCTTGCATGGAGACTCATGCAATATGTAGCTAAAGAGGTAGGAGTAAAACCGGGTTATCTGTATCACACAATTGATTCTCTCCATGCTTATAAGAAAGATTGGACAGCATTAGCTTCTAATCTGGAAGACTTACAAGAGAAATACTAATAATGAGGGATGTATCTACTACTGGTGGGTATGTCCCTTTTTCTATTTTTAAATATATGAAGAAAAAACATGTATCATCTTTTCCAGTAATCTTGCGTAAAAGGTTCATGGATAATATACCTGGATTTTCTGGTTATTATGTTTCTAAACGAGGTCGGGTATATACCAGAAGAAGAGTTGGATTAGGTAGAAAATCTAAAACTGGTGTTGGAGATTTAAACAGAGTGGGTTATTGGAGGGAATTAACTAGAATAACTAACCATAAGGGATATTATAGGTTAGTAATACAGGATGATTTCCGTAAAAGACATTATGTACAAGTGTCTAGGTTGGTAGCTTTAGCTTATATACCTAACCCATTAAATAAACCATTTGTATGTCATAAAGATAATAATCCTAAGAATAATTTTTATAAAAATCTTTACTGGGGTACTCAATCTGAGAATATTCAACAATGTGTTAAAGATGGGAGACATCAATCATGCAAACTAGATATGTAATTATTAAGAACAAACGTATGCTTAAAAAAGTTATTGAACTATGTAAGTATACCGGATATGCCAGTGTGGATTATGAAACTGATGGTTCACCAATTTACAATAAGGGTTTTAAGCCAACTATACTCTCAGTATCCTGGATGCCAGGGTTTGGTGCTTCCATTCCTTTAGACCATTTCGAAACAAAAGATTATACTTCACCCGGTTGGAATTGGAAAAAGATGCTAAGGAAATTTGGGGAAGAGGTAATCGAGAATTATGAGATAACTAAGGTTGCATGGAACTGGAAATTTGATGACCAGATAAACCAGAAATATCAAATATTCTATAGAGGTACTTGTTTAGATGGTATGCTTGCAAAATATCTACTAAACGAGGAAAAACCTAATGATTTAAAATCAATGGTAAGAAGGTATTTACCAGAGTATGGTAATTATGAGAAGCAAGATGCTTTCGATAAAATACCTTGGGATAAAAAAGAGTTAGACCCACTTTGCCATTATGGATGTCAAGATACGGATTATACTCTTAGGTTAATGATATTCTTTGAAAAGAAGCTGATTGACTTTGGTTTGTACAGTACCTTCAGGAATTTAATTATGTCTGCATCAAGGGTACTCACTTCAGTAGAGAAGAATGGTTTGTATCTAGATAGAGAGTTCAATAATCAACTACTGGAAACATATAAACCAAAAATAGATGCGGCTAGACAAGCTATATATGATTTGCCAAGAGTAAAGAAATTCGAAAAGAAGTATAACCAAGAAAAGATTGATAAATATATTCAATCTATCGAAGCTGAACTTGAGGAGCTAGATTATAATGATCCAAAAGATAAACGAAAGATTGTATCAAGGGAACAGAAAATCTCAAATATCAAGGCTGGTATATTCACAACTAAAAAGGAACAAGAATTGATAAGACCTATCAATTTGGGTAGTTCAGTTGATTTACCTGCATTGATGTATTCGGAAGAAGGTTTTCATTTTGAGGTAATTAAGAATAATGAATCCGGTAAACCAAGTACAGATGAAGAGACTCTTACTAATCTAAGGTTAACCGTTAAAAAACCAGATTCACCTAAGGCAATTTTCCTTGATAGGCTTCTTGAATTACGAGGTTTAGAGAAGATGTATAAAACCTATATAGAGGGTTGGAATGAAAAAGTTCAAGATGATGATAGATTACATGGAAGATTTCTTATTCATGGGACTACAAGTGGAAGATTATCCTCTGCAGAACCCAATGCTCAACAAATTCCCAAGACATCCGTAGACCCAAATATTAAATTACAATTAAAAGCTCCTAAAGGAACCTTATATATTGCTAGTGATTTTAGCCAGGCAGAATTAAGAATTATGGCTCATCTATCTGGAGATGAAACTTATCTTAATGCTTTTAACTCTGGTCAGGACCCTCACTTAGCAATTGCTGCTACTAAATATCATATACCCTATGAAGAAGCTCTTAAGATATATGAGGATGAAAATCATCCAGAACATAAGATATGGAAGGTGAGAAGAAAGCAAGCTAAACAAATTGCTTTTGGACTTATTTATGGAATTGGTGCAAAATTACTAGCAGTAAAACTATCTGACCCAAAATCTGGTATTATAGTTACACCAGAAGAAGCCCAAAAGGAAATGGACATATTCTTTGGTCAACACCCCAAGTTGAAGACCTTCTTGAAGAAACAAGAGAAATTCCTTAGAAAGAATGGGCATCTGGTATCATTATTTGGGAGGAAAAGAAGATTACCCCAAATATATTCAAATGATAAGGGAGAAGAAGCTTATGCTTTGAGATTAGCATTAAATTTCCCATGTCAATCAGCAGCATCTGATATGTGTTTATTTGGAAGTATTCTCATATACTACTTAATGAGACAAGGTAAATTACCCTCTACTAAGTCTGTATGTTTGGTACATGATGCTAATTATCAGATTACTAAACCAGAGAATATTAATATTTGGAGTATATATGAGATGTGGCAAATTTATAGGAACCCATTAACTAAGCCATACTTCGGCTTTCAGATAGATGATGTCACAATGGACATGGAGTTTGTTATTGGTAGGTCAATGGCAGAAGAGTTACCTTTTATTCCGGGTTATGATTATAAGAAAATGTTAGAACCTGATTTCTCAGTAGAAGAATATATGGAAGAACATAAGAAATATAAACACATACCTATTTCAGAGTATAAGAAACGTTTTAACAAACAAATGAAGCAATATGAAAAAGATTTTGAACGGACCCACGGTATGGAGAGCTAAATGCCCAATATGTGATTGTGAATTTGAATATGACAATAGTGAAACTTTTGGGGTTTATAAAAAATCGGGCGATTATTTTAGGATAGTACAATGTCCTAATTGTAAAACTAATATAAAGCATTCAGATTCAGTATCTACCATTACAGGAGTGAAAAGAGAAGATACTATGTCTACATAAATAATATAAATTTATGGAATTATGGCAACACAGAAAGAGATTGATAATGCAAGTAAGTTAACTGCCCTCACTTATATGGTTGCAGGTTGCTTAGGTTATTCTATCGAAAATTTACTTAAGTATTTAGATGGGGTTAATCTAAGGTTGAGTGGACAAGAAAAGATGTTACTTAACCGATTAAAGACTCAGTTATCTCAAGTACAAACTAATCTTACTACTTTAGAGGGATTGGCTTTTAAAGTAATGGCTACGGATGAGGATGGTAAACTTGCTTATGAAGATGCCACCCATATTTATTGGGCTGCATTTTTAGCCTTACTCGATAGAGGTGGTACTGATAACTTATGCGACTTAAGATTAATGGCTTTGGTAGATAAGGTAAGCATCTATAAATCTCTTCTTAATTTGCCCGGTATGAAACTCTCTTATCAAATGGCTTTTGCTCAAGTAACTAAAGCAATAAGCAAAGGAGAATTTAGTAAAGAAGACTTTAAAAACCTATTAGAAGTTTATGAAGACGGAACTGAAAAAACTAAAGGTTAAATTTGAAGGTAAACTTATTGAGATTGATATTCAAAAAGAATTATCTATCAATGAGAATATCATTAATTCTCAGCTACGAGAATCTCCTTCTAGTTATTATATTCTTTGTTCTCTTAGAGATAAGTATATAAAGGAAAGAGATTTACTAGCAAGGGAAAAGGATGAAGCCTATTCCAATGCTTGGGTATATTATAAGGATGCTAATGAAAGGTGGAATAACGAATATGTTTCTCATAAGGCAAATCTTAACAAGAAGTATTCTTCTATTTATGAGAGATACTTAAAAGCTGTAGAAAAAGCAAATAAGTTCATAGCTATATGTAAAGCCTATGAGAGTCGGGAGAATATATTAAGAACTATTAATGCGAATCTAAGAAAGGGTTAACCCATTGAACTATAAATAATTACTAACTTTTAAAA